CTAACAGTTATGTCACATTAACTGAGGCTCAAGCTTTTATTGATGGCCTTACAGAATCTGATGACGTAGTTGCATGGAGTAACAGCACTGAAGATCAAAAAAACAGAGCTTTATTTTCAAGTACAAGAAGAATAGATCGTGAAAAATTTTTAGGTGCTAAAGCTTCTAATACACAGGCAAGAATGTGGCCTCGCAGTGGTGTTCGAGTTCCAGATCAATATACAAATTTGTATGGTTTATCTTTTCCAAACCGAATATTGGCTGATTATTACACAGACACAGAGATTCCAGACGAGGTGAAACATGCACAGATAGAACTTGCTGTTTATCTAAATAATAATAAAGATGGTATTGGTCTAAGTGGCCTAGAAGATTTTGCAACAATGAGTGTAGGAAATATAAATATTACTCCTAATTTTTTTGGAAGAGTGGGAGTTGATCGCATACCGCCAATTATTGACCATTACTTGATAGGCCTTAGAATAGGTGGAAGTGCTAATCTATCAATCAAGAGGTCTTAACTAATGGCATACGAATATCCAGCCGCAATCATCATTACTGATACAAATGCCCATACAGGCAGATTTGGAAAGGTGCATTGTTTAACAGATGCGAGTGCTACTTTTGTTGCAGAAAACATTACAGAAAATGGATCTTCTACAATTAATGGCATAACAATGAAGGCTTCAAGTGAAGTTTGCGGAGTCATTACAAGTATTACTCTTGCCAGTGGTCAAGTTATAGCTTATTACTTATGAGCATTGCATCAGGCATTATTAAAGGTGTAAGCGCAGCAATGCGGGCTGTAGGAGGTGATATTACTTTGGTTAGATTTACAGAAGGTACTTATGATGAAGAGTCTGGTGTTTTTTATAACAATGAAACTAAAGTTACAATCAAAGGCATTTTAAGTAATGTTAGTAGAAGTCAAGCTAATGATTTAATAGAAGCACAGGATAAAAACTTAACTATTTCTGCTGGCGATATAACTTTTGTGCCAACTACAAAAGATAAAGTACTAATAAGTGGTATCAGTTATAGAATTATTCAAGTTAATGTAAATGAGCAGAATAATACACCACTAAGCTTTAATCTTATTTTGAGGTAAGAATGACTAGAAGAATAAAAGTAAATGAAATAAAACAATTTTATGAAGAATTAATTGTTGATGCTGTAGCTGGAACAACTCTTGAATGGACAAGAAGGGTGAAAAAAGCAACTCCTGTTGATACTGGGAGATTAAGAGCCGCATGGCAAACAGATATAAAACCACTGCAAGGAACAATAATTAATAATGTTGTTTATGCAGAACCAGTTTGCTTTGGTGTAAATCTTCCACCGTCATGGGGAGGACGTTATAGAACAAGACAGCAAACAGTTGCTGGATTTCCAGAGTTAATTGGAAAAGAATTAGAAATTTATATTAATAAACTTTTTAGGAAATTTTAAATGGCTGCTACAGATTTAAATACCGTTAGAGCTACTATCGAAACACGTTTAAGAGATGAATTTAGGACAAACGAAATAATTCCTATTATTTTTAACAATATGCCTTTTGATTCTCAAAATGTTGATAAATATATTCAATGTATTACTAGCTTTGGTCAGAGTGAATACCTTACACAAGGAAACGCTACCAGTGCAACAAATCTTGTTGTTGGTCTTACTACTTTTAATATTTTTACAGAGCAAGGTTTAGGATCTGGATCTAATTTTGCAATATGTAAAAGAATAAGAGATTTATTTAATAGGATTACTGCATCAGACGTAAGATTTGACCCGCCTGTTGGCCCTGAGATATTACAACCTAGTCCAGAAGGTAAATTTCAAACGCAGATAAGAGTAACATTTGAATTATATGAAACATTAACAGCATGATTGAAATTACTGAAGAAATGCTAGACGCCATTGAAGCTGTAAAAGGTAGAAGAGATCCAAAATATTGGGATCCACGTTGCAAAAGATATATGGAAAAACAAAGAGCAAATAAAAAAGATGAAAAAAAAGCTGAAAAAGGTTAATATATACTTAAATCTTTTATAAATTGTTATGGCTGCTGTTAAAGGTGACGTAGGTCAAGTTAAATTTGATGACGGTGGTAGTTCTCCCGCTGCTGTCGCTGGTACTAGATCATGGTCTATGTCTATTACAAAAGACACTATGGAAACAACTGTTCAAGGTGACACTTTTAAATCTTTTATTGGTGGAGCTATTGAAGGAGAGGGATCTGCGGAGCTTGTATATGATAATGCAGCATCAGGAGAAACCGCTACATTTATGGACGGTATTTTAACCACTGGCGACCCTGCAACAGCTTCTTTTGAACTTTTTCCTGATAGTGGTGCATCAACAAAGAAAATAAGCTTTGTTGGCCTGATAACTAGCTTTGAACAATCTTCATCTCAAGGAGATATAAACACAATTAACATTACATTTAAACCATCTGGAACTATTACATCAGCAATTTAATTTATGGCAACTGAAAGAACAGCAGACATTTTACTTGGAGCATTTAAAGATGAAATGGTCACAAGAAGAAAATTTGAAGTTAAAGATTCTAAAGGAGAAGTCAAATTAACTTTATATTTTAAGCCAATTACAAGATATGCAAGGGTAAGAGCGCAACAACTAGCTGGATCAGATGATGCTTTAGTTATATCAACACAATTACTTTGTCAGATGGCAGAAAAAGAAGATGGAACTCCAGCTTTTGATATGTCAGATGCACCAATATTGCAAAGATCTTTACCAGAAAAAGTATTAAATGATTTAGAACTTTTCTTGAACGATATAAAACTTGATATTGATACAGCAAAAAAAGAATAAAAGGGGATAACTGGTTAAGATTTGAGTTTTTCCTTGCAACAGAACTAGGTAAGACAGTACAAGAACTCAGAATAAATTTAACTGAGGTCGAACTTATGTATTGGGCTGCATACTATGAGATAAAATATGACGAAGAAAAAAAAGCATTACAACGACAAAAACACAATTCAAGGTAAAATAAAGTAAAGGTTTTTTTCATTTGTGGCAGAAGCAGTTGTAAAACTTAGAGTTGATGCGACAAACGCAAATAAAGCATTAAATGGTGTACAGGCAAAAACACAAAAGCTTCAATCTTCTTTAGGTGGATTAAAAACAGCCATAGGCGGAATTGGCCTTACACTCTTAGCAAGGCAAGCAATAAATACTTCAGCAAATTTTGAAAAATTAAATGTCAGGCTAGGTCTTTTAACAAAAGCCAATGGCACTTTTGCTAAATCACAGCAAATTGCTGCGGATGCACAAAAAGCATTTGGATTAAGTGCAACAGAAGCACTTGAAGGTATTACAGATATAACAGCAAGATTAGCCCCTTTAGGTGTTGGAGTCGAAGATATAAAAAGTACATTTTTTGGATTCAATACAGCAGCTAAATTAGCTGGCGCATCAGCTATAGAGTCTTCAAACGCATTTAGACAGTTAGCACAGGCTTTAGGTTCTGGAAGACTTGCTGGTGATGAATTTAGAAGTATATCTGAACAAATTCCAACTTTGCTTGCACCTATAGCTGATGAATTAAATGTGCCAATAGGTAAATTAAAAGAACTAGCAGCAGAAGGTAAATTAACAAGTGATGTAGTTTTAAGAGCATTAAGGAAGATCGAGACAGATGGCGGTGCTTCTTTGAAAGCTTTAATTGAAAATGACCCTACACAAGTTTTTAAAGATTTTAATAATGCAACAGAAGATTTATCAAGAGCATTTGGAGATCAGTTAAAACCTGTAGTTGTTGCTGTTACAAAAGCTTTAACAGAATTTATTATAAAAATTACAGAATTTGTAAATACAGATGCGGGCAAAGCTTCAATGATACTGCTAGGTATTGCTGCGGCTTTAAAGACTATTACTGTTGTTGCCCCTTTGGCTCAAGCTGCTGTAGCGGCATTTACTGTAAAAGTAGGTGCTTTAAAAATTGCAGTTCTTGGACTATCTGGTGCGTTAGCCGCTAGTGGTATAGGAGCTTTTGCTTTAGCTCTTGGGTTTGTTACAACAAAAATAATACAGGCTAGAAGAGAACAAAAAGAATTGAATGATGCAATAAAAGAAGGATCAAGAGAACAGGTAAACAAAGAAATGGAAAAACAACAAGAAATATTAGATAAAATTAATAAACAACTTGAAAGAGGTAGAGTAATAAACAGAAAAGAACTAGAATTCAAAAAGCAGTTAATAGAAAAAAATATTGTAGAGCTAGAAAATAGAAATCAAGTTCTTGAAAAAGAAACAGAAATAACTGGAGAAAAAAAGAAACAAAATGAAGAAAACAAAAAAACTGAAGAATCACTAAAGAAACAACAAGAAGCAACAAATAAACTTAAGGAAAAAATAACTGCGGTAGGTGAAGAGATTGAAAATAATATAAAAAATAATCTTAGAGATGCTATTACTGGCGCAAAATCATTTGGTGAAGCAATGGCAGGGGTTCTTAATAAAATAAGAGATAAATTATTAGATTTAGCTATTGATCAAGCAATAGGTGGTATTGGAGGTTTCTTTAGTAAAGCAATAGGTGGTTTATTTGGAGTGGGAGGAGGAGGTGGTGGATCTAGTTTCTTGTCAGGATTAGGCGGTAAAATATCAGCACCAATGTTAGCTCCAGTAAGCGGTCTTAAGTTTGCTGATGGTGGGAGACCACCTGTAGGAAGAGCTTCATTAGTTGGAGAGCGTGGGCCAGAGTTATTTGTTCCTCGTTCTGCTGGTACTATCGTGCCAAACAATGCAATGGGTTCTACAAATATAGTTGTAAATGTAGATGCTTCTGGTTCTTCTGTTGAAGGTGATGAAGAAAGAGGTAGAGAATTTGGAGAACAGCTTGTTTCCGCAGTTCAAGCTGTAATAATTAACGAAAGAAGATCTGGTGGTTTACTTAACTAATGACTTTTACTTTTCCCCCTAGCGTTCCAAATCCCTCATATAACATACAGATTAGACCTAATCCATCTGTTAATGTTGTAAGTTTCGGAGATGGTTTTGAACAAAGATTAACTGAAGGATTAAATCAAAATCCTATTACTGTTAATTTAGTATTTGAACTATCGCAAGCACAAGCTACAACTGCAATAAATTTTTTAAATGACAGAGTTAATGATTCTAATTCGTTTGACTTTGAATTACCAAACGAAAATTCATCACGAAAGTTTGTTTGTGATTCCTTTCCAAGAACTATTCCATTCTTAAATAGAATTAAATTAACTTGTGTATTTCGTGAGGTATTTGAAGCGTAATGGCAATACCTTTTTCAGAACTAAATAAAATTAACCCAAGTTCTATTATTGAACTATTTGAATTACAACTAACTGTTGGTGTTCATGTGCCTTCACCAAATTCTCAAAACTTACCGACTGTATATAGATTTCACGCTGGAGCAAATCTTAACAACTTTGGTGAAATTAAATACTTACAAAATTCTTACCAAAGAGTAGCTGTACAAGCCGAAGGTTTCGAAAGGAAAAGCACTGGTACAATTCCTAGACCAACAATGACTTTTTCTAATTTAGGTGGTATAGATTATACCCCAACTAATGCAACTATTACTATGACTCAATTCTTACAGATAATTAATTTAGTAACACCAAACAATGACTTACTTGGAGCAAAAATTACCAGACTAATGCCTTTAGCTTCTTCTCTTGATACAACAAATTTTACTTCGGGTGTAAACCCATTTAATTCATCAGTTGGATCGTCTGGTCTTGCTGACAGGTTGCGTGATGAGATATTTGTTATTGATAGAAAAGCTATTGAAAATAGACAGATTGTTCAATTTGAGTTGACAGGTGCAAATGATTTAGAAAACAAGAGAATACCACAAAGAGTTGTCACAAGAAAACTTTTTCCTGCTGTTGGTACGTTTATCTGATGAATACATACACTTGGTCTAAAGATGCATTTGAACACGCTATTGAATGTGGTGTTGAAGAATCTTGTGGATTAATTTTAGATATTGATGGTATTGAAACATATTGGAAATGTAAAAATATATCTAAATCATATAAAACTGAATCTTTTGTCATAGATCCTATTGATTATGCGGACGGTGAAGACCAAGGAGAGGTTTTAGGAATTGTACATAGTCATCCTCAAGGTGAGCTTATCTTTAGTCATGCTGATAGACTTAGTTGTAAATTTAACGATTTACCTTTTTATCTTGTAGATCCCCAATCTGAATCTATTATTGTTTTATACCCGTCAGAAATAAATGATTAATTTAAAAATTTATGGCAGATTAAGAAAATTTATAGGAAAGTCTAGCTTTGAAATAGAAGCTAATAGCCCACGCAAAGCTTTTAATTTTTTAATAGCAAATTATGAAAATGTAGAAGATCATATTAAAGATCAAGAATATTGTATTCTTGTTGGTGGTGTAAAAATTAATGAAGATATGTTAGATATGCAAATAGAAAGTGACGTGAAGATAATACCTGTAGTGCATGGTAATATTATACCTTTTATTCTTGGAGGATTTAGCTTAGCAGCAGGCATTAAGGGTTCTATTTTTACAATTGCATTAAGTGAAGCAGCAAAGAGTTTCTTCACGCAACTTGGAATAGGGTTACTACTGCAAGGGGTTTCAAATTTTTTAGCTCCTCCTCCTCCTTCTGCTGGTCAACAAGAAGATCCCAGAGATCAAAGTTTTGTATTTTCTGGCCTTCTAAATAATACAAAACAGGGGGTTCCTATTAATATTGTTTATGGAGAGACATTAATTGGCAGTACAGTAGTAAGTAGTTCTGTTGATACTTTTCAATATGTGTCTTCAGATTTTGATGATTAGCCTGTTTAATTAAATGGTTTTTGATCGCAGAGAAATTCCTGATGCATCTTTAGAATCAGGTGTACTTAAATCTATTGATTTTGGTTTAATAGTTGATTGTCTTTGTGAAGGACAAATAGAAGGCTCTGCATCTGCAAGTAAAGCAAGAATAACAGATAAAAGTTTAGCTTCCTATAGAAATGCTTTTTTAAAAGATTTATTTTTAAACAAAATACCTGTTTTAAAAGCAACTGCAAGTAACACAAATCCATCAGAAAGTGATTTTAATTTTGATATAAAACCAAGTAGTCATGATGATAGATTAAGTTTTAATTTTCAAGATGGCACTGCAAATAACAAAGTTCTTCTTGCTGCAAATCAGCAAACATTTTTAGCTGCATTACCATCAAACCCACAAGATAGACAACTTAATCATCCAGAAGGAGGTTCGGCAACATCAAGATCAGCAATAATATCAAACCCAAATGTTGATGCTGTACAGGTCAAGATAAAGTTTGATCAATTTTTTAGAATAAGTACAAGAAGTGGAAACAGAAGATCCACATCAGCGACTATAGTTATAAAAATCAATCCTAATAATCATAGTGGCAATCCAATTGAAGTTATAAATCAAAAAATTGAGGGAAAAAGTTTTAATGCTTATAATGTCGACTTCGGCATAAATTTTACAACTGTCACTGGTTTTAATAAAACCACTGGAAGTTCTTCGTCTTTTTTTCCTGTTACTGTTAGTGCAGAAAGATCTGATGAAGAAGGTGATGGACAAACGGAATTTAATACAGCCAGATTAGAAGAAGTAAGAGCAATAATACGTCAACAAAATAATTATCCACATATTGCATATTCAACTCTAAGATTCTCAACAGAATTATTTTCATCTGCTCCATTAAGAAATTTTAGAATCAGAGGAAAACTAATAAAAATTCCACATAATGCGACTGTTGATTACTCCAATGGAAGATTAACTTATAGCGGTGACTTTGATGGTACTTTTAAAGCTGCTAAGGAATGGTGCAGTGATCCCGCTTGGGTTTTATATGATTTGTTAATTAAACAGGCAGATAGAAACACGGATGAACAATATGGTGCGGAGATACCAGAATCAAGTTTAGATGTTTTTAGCTTTTTTAAAGTCAGTAAATATTGTAATCAGCTAGTGACTGCCGATGATGGAACTCAAGAACCACGTTTTTCTATCAATGCAAATATACAGAATAGAAAGGATGCAATGGAAGTTATCAGAGATATTTGCACAGTATTTAATGCAATTCCTTTCTATGAAGAAGGAACAATTAAAATTGCTCAAGACGCTCCAAAAGATATAGACAATCCAACTGCAATTAGCTTTGATTATGTCTTTAATAATGCAAACGTTGTAGATGGTTCTTTTGTATATTCTGGTACGTCTTCTAAAACTAGATTTAATGTAATTAACGTATCTTTTTTAAATCTTGATACACAGGAAGTTGATTATGAAACTGTTGAAGATACTGTTTCTCAAGCAAAATATGGTGTTCAAACAAAAAATATAAATTCTTTTGGTGTTACTTCCAGAAGTCAAGCTGCAAGAGTTGGTAGATGGTTTTTAGTAACACAACAGGATCAAACGGAAACTTGTACATTTGAAACAAATATAGCTGCTGGTTCTGTCATATCTATAGGTAGTATCATTGGTATCGCAGATAGAGTTAAAGCTCATTCAAGAATAGGAGGAATAGTTAAGAGTGCTTCACAAAGTGCCGTTACTATTGATGATGCTTCAGCAACTAATTTATTTAGTATTTCTTTGAGTCCAACAATAAGTTGTATGCTCAGTGATGGTACAGTTGAAACAAAAAATATTTCAGGATATTCAGGTAATGTAGTTTCTGTTAGTAATGATCATTTTACGTCTGCTCCAGTAGAGAATAGTCCTTATTTATTAGAAGCAGCAAACGCTCCAGCATTGCCTTTTAGAGTTGTCGATATAAAAGAAAATAAAAATAAAACTTATACTATTTCTTCTGTAAATTACAACCCTAATAAATATAATGTTGTTGACAATGAAGGTTTGTCTTTACCTACAAAACCAAGCATATTATCTGTTACACCATTACTTGATCCTCCGTCCTTGATACAAGATAATTCTAATAAAAATTCAATTGAGGAAAAAATAATTTCAGATAGTAAAGGTAGGCCAATATCTAAATTATTTATTGATTGGCAACCTGTAGCTGGTGCTTCTGGATATCATTTAATTTATAGAAGAGATAGAGAAGACCCAAAAATAGTAAAAACCCAGTTAACCGAACATGAAGTTATAGATGCGGGTAATGGAAATTATACCTTTAAAATTTATACAATTAATTCATTAGGCCAAAGAAGTGCCTTCCCAACAACTGTAGAAGTAGGGGCTGTTGGATTAACAAACTTACCAAGTAATCCAACAAATTTAAGAGTAGAAGCAATATCAAACACTCAAGTAAAGGTAACATGGAATAAATCTGAAGACACAGATGTTTTGTTTGATGGTAAATGCCTTTTAAGACACTCACATAAAACTATTTCTCAAGGAGCTACTTTTGCAAATTCAACAGATATGAATGTAGAAATAGATGGATTTACAAATGAGGTGATAGCACCAGCTTTAGAGGGTACATATAGTTTAAAATTTGAGGATGCAATAAAATTAAGATCAGAGACAGAGGCACAGGTTGAATTTAGTTTTGCTGAGATTTCAGATGAAATATTAATTATTAATCAACGTGAAGATACATCATTTAGTGGTAATAAACCTAGTGGTCATTTACAGGTTGTTTCTAATAATTTACAACTTTCAAATCCTGCCACATCCTTAACTGGTACTTATGAATTTGCATCTGTTTTTGATTTAGAAGCTGTTTTTTCAAATGTTAGATTTGAAAGGCATATAAATTCAGAGGGTTTTCTTGTTAACAGTTTGTTTGATTCAATAACTGATGTAGATGCATTAGATAATTTTGACGGTGTTGGTTCTGAAAAAATAAAATCATCACTTAAAGTACAAGTTTCAAATGATAACAGTACATATACACCAACACAGAATTTAATAAATAATTCATTTGTTGGAAGATATTTTAAATTTGCAAGTGAAATAATATCTGTAGATATTAACGAAAATATGAATATAAGTGAATTAGGTTTTAAAGCCTTTCTGCCTGCAAGGACTGAAAATAAATATCAAGAAGGTGGAGCAGGAGGACCTATAAAATCTGAAGCTCAACAATCAACGACAAGTGCTTCTGGTAAAGATGTTGTATTTGCTAATAGATTTTTTGTTGGTACAAGTAGCACAATAGGAGGTGTAGATGCTTTTCTGCCTTCAATATCAATAGCACCTGAAGATATGTCTTCAGGAGTGTCTTTTGCTTTGTCTAATATAAGTGGAACAGGTTTTACAGTATTATTTACAGATGCATCAGGATCTCCTGTAAACGTGAAATTTACGTTTCAGGCATTAGGATATGGTAAAGGAGTTTAATTAAATGGTAAGAGTTAATTCAACAAATAAAGAAACCAGTTCAAATTTTTCACCTGAAAATGGTACAGGTGCCCAAGTCAGGCAAGCGATCAAAGACATTTTTGAAGCATTAAGAACAGTTAACAGCGGCACAAATGATCCTACTGGTTCTGCTAATTTAGCTCCCTATCAAATGCATATAAATACTAATAATGAATCATCAGGTGAAGCTATATTAAAAATTAGAAATGGTAGTAATAATGCTTTTGTTGAAATAGGTAATGTTTTAGATACTAATTTAGGTTTATTGCCTAGAACAGGTGGCACATCTGCCCCTATGACAGGTCAATTTTTAGCTGATGATGGAGGTACTGCTTCTGCACCAGCTATAGCTTTTAACGGTGATCCAGATACTGGATTATTTAAAAGTGCTACTAATCAAATAGGCATAGTCACAAGTGCTTCAGAAAGATGGAAAATTAATTCTAGTGGTGTTTTTCTTTGGGCAGATCATATACAAAGCTTGTCTTCAGGAGCTAATTCAAGTGGTGTTATTGTTCCAAAAGGAATAGCAAGTAAAACAGGATCTAATGCAAACGCAACAACTTCAGGTCATGTATATAATTTTTATTGGACTGGGTCAGCTTTGAAATGTTGGATAGATGAAGCTGATCAAGGTGCTGTAAGTATTACAAGTTCTGATTATAGAATAAAAAAGAATATAACAACACAAACAGAATTAGGAATTGACAAAATAAAACAACTTAGACCAGTAAATTATGAATATACTGACTACGGTGTTTTCAAAGGTGATGGTATTGCTAGAGAAGGTTTTGTAGCACATGAAGTATCAGAAATTATTCCAAGTGCTGTAAATGATGAAAAGGATGGTGATGCTATACAGTCATTAAACTTAGATGCAATAGTGTCTGTTCTAACTAAAGCATTACAGGAGGCAGTTGCTAAAATAGAAACATTAGAAGCTAAAGTCGCTGCTCTTGAGGCTAAGTAATGACTGTAAAAACTGCTGTTAAGAACTTTACGATCCAACGCAGAGCAGACTTTCCTATGCGTCTGGTATTCAAGGATGCTAATGGCACTGCTGTTAACATTACTGGGTTTACGGTTGCAGCACAGGTCTGGAACGATGATCGCAGTACAAAATTTGCTGATTTTTCTGTCACTTATACCGATAGAGCCAATGGAACCGTGGATTTAAAACTAAGTGATACTGATACTGCTAACTTTTCTGTCAATATACTTAGATATGATGTTTTGTTAACAGATCCCAGTGGAGATAAAATGTATTATTTAGAAGGTACACTATTTGTAAGTCAAGGTTACACAACATGAGTTCATCAAATCCTATAACCATTGTAGAAATCGTTACTCAAGGGCCTCAGGGTATCCAAGGAGCAGATGGAGCGCAAGGGCCACAGGGAGAAGGTTCTACAACAGTTGCTATAGGTACAGTAACCACAGGAAACGCTGGTTCTTCTGCAACTGTTACTAATAGCGGTACTACAACAGCAGCTATATTAAATTTCACAATTCCTAAAGGAGATACAGGCAGCACTGGAGCGACAGGCTCGGCTGGGGCAGATGGTAATGACGGGGCTGATGGCGCGGCTGCAACAATTTCAGTAGGTTCTACTACAACTGGAAATGCGGGAACTAATGCCTCAGTTACAAACTCTGGAACATCTAGTGCAGCAACTTTAAATTTTACAATCCCTAAAGGTGATACAGGTGCAACAGGTGAGACAGGTGCAACAGGTGCAACAGGTGCAACGGGAGCAACAGGAGCGGCTGGTAGTGATGGTGCTGCTGCGACTATAGCTGTTGGAACAGTCACCACTGGTGCTGCTGGTTCAAGTGCTAGTGTTACTAACTCTGGGTCGTCAAGTGCTGCTACTTTTGATTTTACAATTCCAAAAGGAGACAAAGGTGATACAGGTGCGGCTGGAAGTGATGGTGCTGATGGAAGTGATA